CAACCTTAACACCCAAGCCGTGCCAGGGCACTTCATTTACATAGGCCATTTGGGCTTTGCCGTCTACAATTTCAAGTTCATGAGCCATGATATAGTTCCTTTCAATTAAGCATCATATATATTATAATAAACATTTTTAGTTAAAAGTAAACCAAAAAGTGCATTATTTTTTAATTATTTTTTTAATTGACTTAGTTTATATTCATCTTTTCAAAGCCGAAAGACATGCAAACATAGAAGTCTTCATCCATCTTGATGATATCACCAACCGACATGGACATAACTTCATCAGCAATCATTTTAACCCGATTAGGATCAGACCACATATTCATCAGATGAAATGCTTCTTCCAAGTCATCGGCATCAACATCTGCAACATGTTTATAATGTTTGAAATTGTCTTCAAAGAAGACAACATCGTTTTCAAAACTCCGGCTTGAGTATACCCAAGACTTTTCGGATGCCTCCCAGCCGAGCTCATTAACTTCTTTAATTTCAGCATCGGTAAGGATAATTTGATAGACGTTCAGCATGGTATGTTTCCTTTTGTTCAAACCTTATGTTATTATAATACCACACTGGTTTGAAAAGTAAACAACTAATTTAGGTTTTTTATAAAAAAATTACCAATGTCTAATAACACCTGCCACAATAAAGAAGCAAGTGAGCCAATTGACAAATTGTAATAGAATACGGATATACAAGCCAACCCGGGCTTGTTTCATAGTTAGAATAGGAACTTTGGGTTCATCTTCATCGGTCCGACCAATATAATAATCTAGTGACCGAGCAATAACTTTTTCAATTGTAGTATATTTCATGATAATGTAAGGGGAGGCCCGAAGACCTCCCCTATAATTTAACCTTCAGCCAATTTCTGGAAAAATTCCAACGAATCATCATCATCATCACTGTCAGATGATGTGGTTTCAGTAACCTCATCTTCCTTAGGTGGCTCCCATGGTGCTTCTTCAATCAAGGTTTCATCTTCGTCCTCAGCGGTGCTAGCAGTGGCAGTGTTAATGGCAAGAGCACGATCCAACCGAGCTTTCAATTGGTCATATGTCTTGAACTTATCTTCGGCTACTTCAGCTTCAAGTGAGTGTTCAGCTTTGTATACTTCTTCCAACTTATCATCATCATCAAACAATGCTGATACATCATCAAAAGTAGACTTGTCGTAATTGACATAACCTTCTACTTTACGAATACGAAGTCGGAAATTAGCACCTTCCCAAAGATCAAACGGATTGCATGCAACATCATCATCAAATTCAGGGAACATAGCATCATTGATCTTATCGAAGATCTTTTTACCATATTCATAAAGGAAAACCTTACCTTCGTTATCAGGGTTAGCGGGATCACTCACTACATAAATATTACTTACAAAGTGGAGACGGCGCTTCTGTTTGCGTGCTTGTTCTCTTTGGTCAGAGCCTTCGCCATATTCCCATAGTTTAGAATTATATTCTGCACAAGGGTCATCCTTACCAAGAGTGGTAAGACATTTTTCAATATACCAACCACCTGGGCCTTGAAAACCATGATCCCAATATTGAATATATGGATGATCTTCACCTTCAGGCGCTGGAAGGAACCGGATAATAGCAGAGCCGTTGCCTACTTTATCTCGTGTCGGCCGCCAGTACCGATCATCATCATCAAAATTGTTATTGGATTTGGCCTTTTCAGCCGCGCTGCGAAGTTTATCGAATGAAGCTTTGCGCTTCTTTTTTAGGTCTGCAAATGACATTATCTTTTCTCCTTATATTACAATGTCTACAACTTATCCACATAAGCATAATATAGTTCTATTTATATTACTTTCTACGGAATAAGTAAATACATTTTTCATTCATTTTATTACGATCATATAATAAAAAAGACCCTAAGTTCAATAATCGGTCTTTTTCTTGTGGCCAGAGAAACTTATCTTCAATAGTTTTATCCCAATAGTCAAAGATCTTATATAAATCATTGAGTATTAAAAGCGTCTCTGGCATCACTTCACCTTGTTTATACATATTATATAGAAGGGGATAATCACCGGCTTTGTTTACATTGAGTGCTTCATTGAGTGTATCAAATTTAGACAGATCTTGCTCAAAGCGATAAGTCAGGCTTTCATGCCTGGCTTGTAATTTCTTACCTTTTTCAAGTGAATCTTCGTTAAATAGATGACCGACCCAGATGTTAGACTTTTCAAACAAATTTGCTATTAACAAATATTTGATATTCTTCACACGAGCTAATTTATCATAGAATACCTGGTCTTTTCTAGATAAGAAATTATCCTTCTTTAGTCTGGTTTTACCTTGATACTTCACATAATCGTAATCTGACTTGAAGTGAAGTTTCATAGCCATGAACATACTATAAGCTTCAAATGGTTTCAATTAATTGACCCCCGACTTGACTCCTAACTTGATCCCATACTTGAACCTCAACATGATCCCATACTTGAGCCATGACTTGACTCCTAACTTGATCCCAGACTTGATCCCTTACTTGATCACAGACTTGATCCCTTACTTGATCCTCAGCATGATCCCTGACTCGCCAATAGACTTGAGACAAGACTTGACCCCTGACTTGACCCCTTACTTGATTCCAGACTTGACCCCAGACTTGATCCCAGGCTGGATCACTGATTTGATCCCAGGCTTGATCCCAGACTTGCTTCTTAAGCGGTTTCATACAGGGAGCCTTGTTGTCTTAGGGAGATAATTAAGATTTTCAGCGCTCTCTTGAATTTTAGCTTTAAGGTTGGTTCCATTCCTAATTTGAGCGGCAATAGCTTCAACGTCTAGTTTATTTTTTTCACAATAATCAATGACGGCATCAATGTAATCAACTTCGCCCTTCCCACGTCTTACCAACTTTTCAATTTCAACGTGTAAGTCTTGTATATTCAGGCCTGGTTTGTTCATGTAATCCTCAATGTTTATAGAAAATGTGATCACCTATAGAGGCAACTCTAGTAAAAGTATCGGACCAATATGGTTTAATGTGTGAAGCGTGATAAAATAATGACCCACCGGTAAAATCATCATATTCATTAATTGTCTGATAAGCGATGCTAAACGACTTAGCAACTGCTTTAGGATCGTTCATAATATCCTTAAGACCATCACAAGTCCAAGAAAATTGACAACCCCTAGAATTCCTTTGATAGACTACACCACAAATACTATCAGGAAAGCCTGTGGTCATGACTCGATTGATGGTAACATATGATACTGCCTTCATACCCTCTTCACTTTCACCTCGAGCCTCATGGTATATATTCTTTGCTAAACAAAGCATTTCATCGATATCATAACGAAATACATCTAATTCTGAATATTTATGTTGTTCTATATAGACATTTTTATATTGAATGTCTTTTAAGACTACTTCTTGTTTAGGTCCATATAGGAACATGCCTAAAGTACTTAGTAGTGTCGTACATAGAAAGATGGTTAGATATTTTTTGGAATAACTCATTTCTTACCCGGGGGCTCACCAAAGCTAGATCTTATTTCTAGTTATACTTCGATGAGCCCCCGGCCTTAAGTGGTTGCAGGAGAGGGACTCGAACCCATGACCTTTAGGATATGAACCTAATGAGCTGCTGCTGCTCTACCCTGCGTTAATAAGTGAGAGGTATTCTGTTGCAAGGAACCTCTCTAACCCCGCGTAACTATGCAGCTACTGCAAATGCTTCGTTGTCGTTAGCATTTATTTGTTCGACCCGATAACGGCGGTATCATGCCGGAAATCTCAATGATCTTTATGACTACCAATCGACCCTAGTTCGTCCCCAGCAAAAATAGACTTCCTCGTTGTGCCCTTCTAAGTTGTACCGGCATAGGTACAGAAATCTACTTTTGGTGGAGACGGCCGGTACTGCCCCGGCGTGTTGTATAGTTTATTTCATCACCTTCAACAATTTCAATATATTTATAATACTCTATTTTTAGGTCAATGTAAACCCTTTTCTTTTATTTTAGTTTTTTTGTAAAAAAATTATTCGCCGTTGACGTGCTCGAGCAATTGCGTAATAAGTGTATCTTTCTTATAACGGCGGTCAAGCTCAAGATTAAAAGTCCTACCAAGTTCTTCTAACTCGGCCTTGGTAAGCTTTTCCAGATCTTCTCTATATAGAGTTGGCCAACTCTGCTTATTAAATGATAGCAACTCTTTGATGTATAAAATAACTCGCATAATCCAAATCATATTGGTTCTCCTTTTATGTTCTTGTTATTTATCCTTTAAATTAATTAAATTGATTT